TTGACTTGAAATTGGTCGAACGGACGCATCAAACCAAAGTAAGCAAGTAACGCATACCAGAGTGCTTGAGCCTTCAATACCATCCTGTAGTTGGCACGCAGGACATATGGATTAATCGTACGCTCAGTTGGAAGGTTATTAGCCTTCAACCACTTACGTCCAGCCTCACCCTGAGCAAGTATCAAACGTCCAATAGGGTCAGCCATCACCCGGCTAGTAAGCCATCTAGGTGCGAACATAACGCGTCTCATCAAGCGACCGATAGACTTGTCATACTCGTTCTTTGTAAAGCGTACGTCGCCATTCATAACGTTGAGGACAGCCGCCATATCCTGAGCCATCTCTTTGAATCCTTCAGAGGATGGGTCATAACCTAACTGCTCGTACGTCTCAAGTGCTTGAGTAAACTTATTGAACTTGACGAAGTCTTTCATCATCGTCATAGCACGTTCAGATGCAGCCTTGCCGGGTACGTGACGTTCAGCTGACAGAAGTCCCATCATGTCAGGGTCTACGTCAAGTTCGTCGATATCCATAATGTCAATCTCAGGGAGAGTTGCATCAGGATTAGTCTTACGCATCTCGGCGAGCTTCTCTTCACGCTCTGCACGTTTCTCTGCAAGAATACGGTCATACTCAATCGTTGCCAGGCTGAGTTTCATCTCCTTAGCCAGTTCATAGAATCTGTTGGCACGTATCTCGTCACCCATAGCATGAACTTGCTTACGACCAAAGAATGCATTCTTGTTGATGCCACCCTTGCCAGTATCAATCGCTAGGTTAGGTGCAAGACTCTTTGGTCCAAACAATAGAGACTTGAAGAACAATCCCGGTGACTCAATAGGGTTAGCAAGTTGCCAGTTTTGCACAAGAGGTGCTGACCAGTCTCCAGCCATCGTAAATCGACCAAGTGCGTTTAGTACGTCAAAGGTTTTTGTTACTGGATTCTTGTCAAGGAAGTCCAGTACCTTACTAATCTTGCTCTCTTCAGTAACAGTTACTTCTGTACCTGCATCATCAACGACTACGACAGGATTCTCTTCACTAGCGACTTCAGGTTCACCAGTATCGCTAACATCGACATCACGAATAGGACGCAGACTATAAAGAGGAGTGCCACTACCAGACGCATATTGAACCCTACCCATTCCGTTAGTGACTTCATTTTTCTTTAGGTCACCGTAAGGTGATTTCGTTTCTGCGTACAAAGCCTGTACACGCTTATCGAGAGCAACGATACCTGTCTTAGCATCTTCTACAGTTGGTAGTGCAGCCTTGTGTACATCCTTACCACTAAGTTGTTCATATACCTTGCGACCAAGAGTCTCTGTATACAAAGCACGTATAGCCTTAGGGTCTTTAGTGATAGCAGAGTGTGCAGCAAAAGCCATCAAGTCAGAATGCTCACCACCACTAGCGAGCTTGACTGAGTCAGAGATACTGTCGTGAATAGCGTTAAGTAGGTCTATGTAACGGAGTGGGTTACCATCAACGTCCTTATGTTTACTGTCCTGCATCAACGGATGCTTAGTTGATACAACGTCAGGCAACGTATACTTTGCAACACCATCTGAACCTATCTCCTTAGAGGAGAGATTCAAGTAAGAGTATTGCCTATCAAGTTCAGACATCAAGGAATCGTATGCTTCCTTAGTCTCAGGGTTCGTATCGTACGAGTTAGTTGGTAACTTATCGTAGTTACTACCCATAGCCAATCGACGTTCGTGGTTGTCAGGGACAGAAGAGAAGTCGATATCAGGCAACTTGATATTGCGACCAGCAACCGTTGAAAGTGCTGTCTGTAGTACGTCCTTTATCCTTGGGTCGGAGACAGGTCTCTGTCCGGTTTCAAGGACTTGCGGGTTGATGAGGTGAAGTAGATTTCTCGCTTCGTAGTAGGGGACAGCGTAGCCTTGCGCCGATTCGTTTCCGAAATTCCAGACTCTTTCAGTATCTTGGATAGCCTGAACTGGAATACGTCTTTTAGCGAGTTCTTTGGCAATCCTACTGGTTGCTTGCTCGAAGACGTTGAGGGACTCTTCATATGACTTTCCTTTTTGCTCAATGTTGTGGATAGTCAAAGACTGACCATCAATACTCTTACGTACATACGGATGCATACGCTTGATAAACGCATACACGTTGTCAGCGATAGGGTCTTCAAACTGGAACGTAACAGATGGCTCTACTGAGTAACCCTTACTTGCGTTATAGCCAAGCTCCTCATTAGGCGCAGCCTTTGTCACCAGGATGGTGTTCTGGATGTTGTTCCTTGCAGCAAAGTCAATAGCCTTACTGATGGTGTCGATACCAGTATCACTAATGTTGACTGTTCCGTCAATAACAAGAACGTCATTAATCTCTAGGAGACGGATATTGCTGTTAGCAAGACCATTACGCTCTGCGTCAGCAATCACACGCTCTTGAACTACAGGTGTGACTACCTCTCTAGGCATACCCTGCTGAGTTGCAGTCATAGCAAAGTCAACAGGTGTTACTGCATCAGGGTTGAGCGTAGATGCTTGACCGTCAGCTAAGGCTCTGTTCTTTTCGCTGGAATCACCAATTTGCCGACTGGAGTACAGGAGATTACCGCCGGTGTTACCTGCGTCGATATGATAGGCATCATCATCGAATAGCCCCTTACCCTCCAACGCACCTGCATACTCTTTTGCGTCTCGTATGGCTGTTTGCAGTTTCTTGATGTTGGACTGCACCCAGAATTCTGCGTCCTTTTTATAGAACTTTGCGAATGCTGACTTTTCATTTAAACCTTCTCCTGCTCTAAGTGTACCAATTGCATTCAGCCAGTTCTTGAGACTCAAGGCACTCTTAGGGTCACTATCTACGTCAGACAACACGCCGTAACGGTTAGCCTGATTAACAAGTGCCAACAACTTATTAGGGATAAGACTTCTAAGTAGTCCTTCAGATGCAGTTTTATCTACCGGGTTATCTGAAGCAGCCTTGAGTCTATAGTTGAATAGCACATCATCTACAAATTCATCAACCCTAGAAACAAGCCCTTCATAACTATTAGACTTAATAGCCTTAGTTACCTCAACGTATGAATCTCTGAGTCCTGCTATTGATGTCCCCTTTGGTCCGTTTGAACCAGATAGGAACTTCAAAAGCATATGACCAAACTCTTTGGCAAAGGTCTTATCCATAGCATCAGATATGGCAAGTATCTGAACCGGCTTAATGTCCTTGATTACATTATCTCTCGTCTTTATCGTGACGATAGGTTTCTCTAGGTTCTTAGCAGATACCATTCCCGGACCAAATGGATACTTCTTAGTGGATTCAATCTGCCCCCACTTAGTCTTTCCGTCATCGTCCGTAAAGAGGATAGGTGCTTTATCCCATAAAGATATGGTCTCAGGGTTATATGGAACACTCCATTGAGTAACTACTGCTTTTCCATCAAGACCTTTAATCTCTGTAATGTCAGTAGCCAAAGCCTTATAAGTATCTTTAAGGAAATTGCGTATACCATCCCATAGACCACTTATACGTTTTCTAGATGCTGTGCTTCCAGTTACAGATGTAAATGCGTCTTCACCTGTAATGAAGGATAGTCGCATACGTGCTGCAAACATCTCTTGTAACTCGTAAGAAGCAACGCTCTCATTAGTAGTTGTAGGTTCACGTAGAGTCTTATCAAGTTTAGTAGCCACCTGACGTGCCATATCAATAGGCATATTTTCTAGGATGGCGTGTGAAAGTTCTTCAACAATAGTTGATACATCAGCTTGGTTGGTAGTGATAAATACAACCTGCTGACCAATATTGTTATCCTTACCCTTGATGTTGACGTATGCACCTTCTCCAACGAATGCCTTATCAAATGCCTCAGAGATTTGAGGTGCTTTAGACATAACGGAGAAGACAGGCATATTGGTTCGATAACGCTCACGTAGCATCATCGCCTGAACATCACGTACTACATTTAACTTTATGTCAGACTTAGGAGGTAAATCAAAGAATGTCTTTGATGTGTCATACACAAACTCGCCGTCAACATTTTTTACGAACTTCTTAGATGCCTCAGAGTTGAGTAGGTCTACAACTTGTCCAATACGAGGCATATCGTATGCTTGATACAGACGTGCAACACGATTGCGAATACGCTTTTGCTTGGCAGCCTGAGGTGTATCTTTAGCAGTAATCTCTACTTCATCAATACCGTAACGGGTAAGGCTACCAGATGTTTCTGCACTAGCAAACTCACGAATACCTTGAGCGTATTGTTGTGCAATCAGGAGGTCACGATTAACGAATGCTCTAAGCCACTCGTCATAGTACTTAGACAACTTGTCTGCAGCAGCATCAATATCAGCAGGGCTTTTAAGGATACCTGCATCCCTGATTACTCCCCTAAGTACATCTCGTAGTTCATCGACGTTACGTGCCTTACGGAACACATCATTAATGTCCTCAAGCCCCTCGATAGATGCTTGGACACGTACGAGAGAACCGTCATCATCAAGGACTTGTACGTCACCAGGTAACGTGACATTCAGCGCACTTCCTTCGTCGGATGGAGTAATATCGGATTCACCAATAAGGTCAGCAGATGAGATAGTAGGCTTGACTACAGGCTTAGGTTCTTCAGGTACTTCAACCTTTTCAGGTTCAACGGTAGGTGCTTGTGCCTCTCTCTTTACGCGAGCCTTACCAGCGATAACAGCACCATTCCAGTTCTTATCAAAAGGTATTCCGTTAAGTGCTTTGTATGCAATCTTCTTTGATAACTCATCACCCATCAGGCTGTCACGAAGACTTTGACTAATGAAGTCAGGTATGCCAGCACTAGCATTATCACGTATTGCTTTTGCGAGAGTTTCTACTTCTTGGCTTGGGGTGTTATACGCCTCAGCCTTAGTAAGGATGTCTTCTATAACCTTAGTGGAGTTTTCCTTGAGTTTCTCTTCCACATATCTAGGCAGTAGGTTAATGGCTTTACTGAACTCGTCATCAGTAATAAGTTGAAGCTCATTAGCATTAATCAGTAACTGACGTAGTTGTGATGACCGTTGAGTCCTAGCAAGTTCAACAGCTTTACCTGAACTAATATCAGGGAACAGTTCACTAGGATGGGCGAAGATATCACGCTTGACACCTATAAGACCTTCAGTTATGTCAGCAGGAATAACAACGTAGTAACGGATGAACTTACCAGTAATATTGGAAACGTACATATGACCCGTTGAATACGGATACTTGTACATTTCCTCACCACGATTATCAACTCCAGCGAATTCCTTTTGATGGCGTTGGTCTACGTATGAGTCACCAACTTTACCTAGAATCTTCTTACGTTGTTCTGCTGTAAGTTTCTTTCCTAACTCAAATCGTTTCTCACCAATAAGTTCAGCGACTTCCTTAGGGTTAGCAACACCATAACCAGATACAGGTACACCTGATGGCATAGGTGCTTCAACCTTTTCAGGTTCAACTGCAACAGTAGGTGTAGGAGCAACTTCTGCTTTAGGGACTTCAGGTTTTACGATAGGTTCTTCAAATACTAGCTCAACTATAGCCTTAAATTTTGACCCATCCGGTGCTATTATTCCAGGTCGCAACACTTTTGCCACACGAGGAATGAAAGCAACAAATGGCGTTTCAAACCGCATAATGCTTCTACTGTAAGAATCATTTATTTTAGGAATAACAAGTTCAGCACCGCTGTTATCTACAAGTTCTTTTATCTTTCTTTTTGCTGCATCACTAAACGTATCCCATCCTTTAATTTTATCCAGAACACGTTCCCAATATTGAGTCTTCGCATTTACCTCTGACTCAACATCATTGATAACCTTTTGCTCTTCAGGGGTAAATTCAGTGGTAGGCTTGACTATAGACTTAGGTACTTCAGGCTCAACTTTAGGAGTAGGTGCAACCTCAACCCTAGGTGCTTCAACAGTAGGTGCTTCAGGTATAACTGCATTCTTGATGGCATCAAACTGCTTAGTTAAATTATCAAGTATTACTGACTTGCCACCAATGCGACTCATTGGACTTTTATTGCTGTTAAATTTATCTTCAATACCCTTGACTGCATCATCTATTAGTTTGATGTAATCTCTGCGTTTTGCAACAGCATCATTATTCCCGTCACGAATATCTTCAGATAGTTTAGTTAGGGCATCATTCTTCAAACGCGATGCGTCAACTAATGCCTTCTTCACATCTAAGAGGAAAGTATTTACAGCCCTATCGTAATCAGCAATAAGAGAATCACGTCTTGCAATCTTCTCAGGAGTTGGGTCTCTTTCCGCATACGCAATAGCCAATCTACGTTGACCATCAAGCCGTTCCATATTAGTTGCGGATACATCTACATTTGATACTTTTGTCCTGAATCCACTTGAAAGAGTAGTAGGAATAACCCTTTCAACTGTAGGTGTAGTGGGAGTCACAACAGCAGGAGTTACAGTTACCTCAGTCTTTGCTGGCTCTGGTTTAGTCTCAACCTTTGGTGGTTCTGGTTTAACTTCTGGCTTAACTTCAACCTTAACTACTTCTGGTTTCGTTTCAGTTACTGGCTTAGGTGCTTCAGTCTTAGCAGGTTCAGATTTAGCAGGTTCAACCTTAGGCTCTACCTTAGGTGTTTCTGCCTTTACTGGTTCAGCCTTCTTCTCTTCAACCTTAGGTGCTTCTGGTTTAGTCTCAGCCTTAGGTTCTGCCTTCTTTACAGGCTCCTTCTTAGCAGGTTCTTTCTTTTCAGCCTTAGGTTTAGTGGTAGTCTTCTTCTCTGGCTCAGGCTTTACAGTAGGCTCTGCACTACTACTTACAATCTGTGGTTCCTGAACAGTAAACGCAGGTGACATAGGATTAGCAACATCTACTACAGTTGGACCGTACGCTGTATTGCCTACGACAACACCCTTAGATACTTCACCATCAGCTGCCGTAAAGTCAATCGTGCTACCAACTGCATAATCGTTTTCAGCCTTTGGAGTAGCCTTACGCAAGTCAGCATAAGACTTGTCACGAGCAGCGTTGTACTGAGCATTTACATCACCCTCAGCACGACCTTCAGCCTTCAACTGGTTACGGAAGTTACCAAGATTAGTCTTACGTGCAGCAGCATCAGCGACTTGCTCAGGTGTAAGCATAATAGGATGCGTAGCACCCGTAATACGCTGTTTGCTATCACCCTTGAAGATAGGGTCATACTTACCTCTATCAACACGATACGCAGACATATCGAGGTTCATAGAAGTAGTATCAAGAACCTCACCTGCAACAGCACGTTGACCACGCTTCAGTCCCGTAACAGTATCGTTAGGAACAACCATCATGTCAAAGCCACCAACAGGTGATGGAATCTGCATGACTGAGAAGTTCTCGTCAATAGCCTTTACTACACGACCAAAGATAGGGTTCTTGGATACACGAATCTCTTTATCAAAGTCCTTAGAAGATGGACCTTCACCCTCACTAGTAGGTTCGTAATCAGCCGTACGACTAAGCTCAACATCATAATCCTTACGCTGATAACCAGTCTTATCGCTAGGTGTGAGATTACCAGCCTTGAATGCTTCACGAGCAATACGCTTGTTATCACCAATCAAAAGGTCAGGACTTACAAGGTCAATACTAGACTCACCAGTCTTCTTGTCAGTAGCCTTAACCATAACGAGTCCGTCATGCGTAAGACCAAGGAATAACTGAGACTCTCCACCCTGAGACTGAACAGTTCCAAAGCGTGTACCAACACGTCCAATATTCCCAACACTAAGCAGATTACTCTTAGGTGCAACACCACCAAGTGCGTCAAGTACGTTACGACCAACAGAAGGACTAGACGCTGGAGTACGGTCATAATCAACTGGAGGTGCTGACTCAACAGTCGCTTCACCAGTAGGTGCAATACGTGCAACCATACCTCCACCAATAGGTACAACACCTTCATCAAGTGTCGGCAGTGGAGTAGATGCACCTGTAACCCTAGTCTTACCAAAGGTGAACGGAGAAGGCACTCTAGGAGTCGCTGTAGCCCCCGTAGGGGTTGTTCCAGTAGCCGATGGTACAACTGGAGGTGTAAGGCTTGTATACGCCTCTGGCGTGAACGTACCCATACGTTCATCAAGTTTGCGTACTGCAGCCATACCTAACGCTTGTCCAGGTGCATTCAACTTAGCACCAAGTCTATGCTGTCCTTCAAACATAGAACCTAGTGCAGTCTTACCAAGAATCATCCACATAGGGTCACGTTGGTCAGCTGGCTTATCTGCATTCTCTTTGAGTGCAAAGTAGAGGTCAGCAGAACCTTCAACACCACGCTCTGCAATATCGCTAAGGAACTCACGCCCCGGTTCAGACTGAGCAAACCCACGACCAAATGTAGCAGTAGCACCAACACCCGGAATACGTTCAAGGCGTTGACCTACGTTACGGGCTGCTTGCATTACAGGTGTTGCAGCGAACTTACCTGCAAGGCTTTCAGCCGCTGGCATAGACGCAGCCGTAAGTGCAGCACGTCCTTCTTGTCCTAATCGAGTTGCAGCAAGTCCTGCCTTAGCACCACCAAAGAATCCCTTTGGAAGTGTAGGAGTACCCATCAAAAGGTTAGGCGCAAACTCACCAGCAAATGCTGCACTAGGTGCAAGTTCAGTACGCTCTTGAGTAAACCTAGCACGAGCCTCACTGAGTGGACTACGCTGGATATCAAAACCTAAACCTTCAGCAGCAGGTTTATAAGACGAACCTAAGGCAAGTTCAGTAAGGAAGTTCTGAGCTTGATTTGTAGCAGCAGCAGCAGCAAGACCTACACCAGTACCTACGACAGCACCACCAACAGGAGTAGTTGCAATACTTGCAGGAATAGCAGCAGCACCACCAGCGGTAAGCGCAGCAAGAGACGCAGGAATAGCCTCAGCAGCTTTGATACCAGCAATCTGACCTACATCAACACCAGTCTTGAATGGTTGTGATACATCAACCGTAGCCTCAGGGTAGTAAGCCCTTGCAACACTCTCATCAAACTGACGTGAAGCCTCAGGGTCAACTAATCCGATACCACGACTAACACCAGCAGCAAGAGGTGCTGTAACAGCCTTACCAATACCAACAGGGATAGATGCTAGACCACCAGCAAGTAATCCAACCGCAGTACCAGGCTGATAGAACTTAGTCTGACCCTTAGTCTTCTCAAGTTCAGTTGCAGCCTTCTGTGCAGCAGGAATAACTTCCTCTTGGAACTTCTTACGAGCAGTACCTATAGGCGCACCAGTATCTAATGTGTAACCAGTAAAGAGTGGTCCATCAACTGAACCACCTTCCATCTGACCACCTGTCTTACGCAATAAGTCAAATGGCGTTACAGGTGTTACACGCTTCTCTTGGACAACTTGACCGTTCCGCATAACGGGAACGGTTGTCTCCTTAGATATAGGGTTACCTTGTGGGTCAAGTACGTTGACTTTACGTAGTGCTGTATCTCTCTGTTGAGCAAGAGTCTGATACTTGACTACCTCATCCTTTGTAAGGAAGTTGTTCTTTAAACCGTACGACAGAGACTCGCTATAGATTCGTCGAAGTCCACTATCAAGGAATGTTCTGTCATCTTGGGACAGGTCATTAAGAACTCTGCGAAATCTCTGTTTTGGGTTTTCAGCCATTACTTTTTGCCACCTGACATCATTCCTGCTAGTGCATTAGCCTTGTTTGAAATCTGACCCGGTTTTGAACCAACACGAAGTCCACCTGGTCCAACAGGAAGCACACTTCCATCACTCAATATGAATCTAGCACTACCTGCCGTTGTACCACCACCAGCAGGTGCTGGGCTAGGAGCAGGAGCAGGATACGGATACGGATACGGGTATTGTGCAGGTGCGCCACCTTGCATTACAACTACAGGTGATTGCTGTTGTTGTGGGTAATATCCACCGTACTGTTGTGGGTAACCGCCACCATACGATTGTTGATATCCGCCACCCATACCAAAGGCTGACATATCTACGTCAACATCACCTAGACCAAGACTGTCCATAGATGACCTAAACATATTGTAGTCAATCTGACCAGATGCAGCTGCACGTAACTTTGCAACCTCAGCCTCAAGTGCTTGTGACACTGCTCTATGGGTTCGAACCTCAGCAGGCGCACCTTTAGTTGTAGCTTCAGCAAGTTTTTCATTTACAGAACGAAGTGATGCTTCAGCTGCAGCAAGACTACCTTGAGCAGTATTCTGCACCTTACGCATATAATCAGCCATCTTAAATGAGGTGGTAATACCTAACTTTCGCCTGGCATCATCACGAGCAAGTTCAGCAAGGTCTCTTCGTAGGGCAAGTCCAGCACGTTTAATACCAAGACTTTCTCTTGCAATCTGCGCCCTAAGATTACGGTCTTTAATCTTTGAGAATGCTTCTTGAGTTTTCAACTCTAACTCTTGAGGACGCATCTTTATCTTAGATTCAATATCCTTGATAGCAGCCTCTGTCCTAGCAATATCAGACTGAGCCTTCTTGAGTTTTACGCCCTCCATACCTGAAGGCATATACTCAGCAATAATGTCCTTAGGAGGAGTGACGTAAGACTTCATCAACTTGCCATCCTGTTCAGTAAGACGAACAGTCTGACCAGTCTGAGGGTCTACAAACGTACTACCTGCACCAAGACCCTTAGCACGTAAAGCCTCAGGTTCCATTACAGGCGCAAGAGGACTAACTGATTCTTGACCCTTCCCAACGACAGCCTTATAGCCTGGAAGGAACTTATCAACGATATCCGCTGAAGCACCTAACGCAGAGAGTGCATCACGACCACGCTGTACTAGGAATCCTTTAGTCTGCTCATCAGGTGTGAGTTCTGCTTCCTTACGATAACCCTCTGCCATCTTGATGATGTTGGCAATATCCATAGAAGGCTTAGGTAGCATTCCAGACTGAATGGTAGAAGGACGCATAAGTTTAGTGATGTCACCAAACCTAGAAGTCAACTCTTGTGCTGATTCAGGGTCCATAGAGAACGTCTTTAGATACGCCTCATTCTCAGAACGCCTACGCTTACGTGCCTCAAGAATAGCCTGACGGCTACCTTCATCCATACCGGGTACTTGAAGTGACTTAAGTGTGTTCTCATCATCAAGGGCATCGAGTTCAGCGACACGACGAGCCTCTTTAAACTTGGCATCAAGTTCACTTCCTCGCTGTCGGCGTTCAGCAAGCTTGAACTGTTCGTCAGCACGTCTAGCCTGTCGTTGTTGTTCAACGAACTGGTTACCCTGCTGGAACCCCTGTAGTAGACCTGTAAGATTAATAGCCATAGTTATTACCCGTAGAACGACTTAGCAAAGCCAATAGGTGCATTAGGTGTAGATGGAACACCAGTCTCACCTTGACGAAGAACAGCAGCACCAGATATTGGTGCGCCAACATACTCTGGATTTGACCTAGCGTACATCTTCATATAACGACCAGTACGTGGGTCAAGATATGCAACCATAGCGAGTCCATTACCAAGGTCTTGCTCTATTCGTTTGTCAGGGTCTCTATTAATAGCCTCAATAGTCCTGATGTCAGTCACCTGCGTTAGACCACCACCAAGGCTTTCTGGTTGTGCCATACCGAACGTGCCACGAAGTACATCTTGCACACTAAGCGCAGAATCACTAGGCATAGGTAAATCATAGGATTCAACAGGTGATTGCTCTGTAGTTACATCTAATCCATAACCTGGCGTATTTTCAGGAGTAAATGGAGCGTTAGTAGTCACATATGGTTTAGTAGTCTTCTTACCTCTCTTCTTAATCCTGTCGTATTCAGGAGCAAGTAACGCCATTATCTGACCTACGTTCTCCATCTCCTGTTGCCGTCTAGCACGAGCAGCAGCATCTTCCTGCATACGTAACTGACGTTCTGCAAGTGCTTGCTGGTTAGCCATCTGACTAGCCTGTAGATTTAGACCTTGACCGTACTGCATCTCACTAAGTGCTTGTGCGTCACGTTGTGCAAGTAAGTTAGCAGCCATATTCAACATCTCAGGACGTTGCTGTAGTTGCTGTTGAGTAATAGCGTTATTGAGTGCAGCAGAACGCTCGTTCTGAGCAGCTAGGTTAGCCTGTTCAACACCTGCTTGGACACCACCACCAACGCCTCTAGCAGCAAGGGATTGTTGCATAGCAGCCTGAGACGCAGCACCTATCTGCCTATTACGGGCTTCACCTGCACCATAGATAGGAGCAAGTTGTCTACTAGATAAACCCTGTGTAAGCATATCTAGAATGTCAGATTGAATCTTCTCTTGCTGAGGACGAATAGCCTGTCGTCGTTCTGTAGCGTCACGAATCTGCTCACTAGCAAGGTTACGCTGGCTCTCAATCTCACCAGTCATCATAGCCTTACGTGCAAGGTCAGCCTCGTTGTATACAGTCCCTCTAGGATTCATCATCCGATTGAAGTTGATACCACCGCCAGTAAGTTGATTAAACGTCTTCAATGCACCATAAGCAGGAATGGCAGCACCTAGATACGTGTCAGCACCTGAAGCAATTGCACCACCAATATCACCCTTAAGTGCCTTTTGACCTGCGTTCAAGTAACCCATACCAGTATTAGCCTGATTGAGTCCTACGCTTGAACCAAAGTCGTTCACACTCTTGACTGAATTTGGATTAAATTTCCCTAGTCTTCCTAGGAAGGCAAATGGGTTATATTGTTGAGCCATTATCTTGCACCATTACTTTTACGATTACTATAAACACGATTATACTCTTACGAAAAACTAAGCACCTGCCAGCCAGGATTAGTCCCATCAGTACACGCAATAAACGAACAACAGGTATGCGTACTCTTCAAACTAGTAAAGTGTGATGGCTTCCATAACGTATCACCAGTCTGTACAACAAAGAATACTTCGTTGCTTCCTGAGTCCGCTTTGGCTAACCAAACAATACGACCTATACAAGAGTTAGCAGGTGGGAACGTAACAGTTACATTATTACTAGTAGTGTCACACCTCAAAACATATGGAGCGTTATCAAGAGTAATCGTTGATGCAGTCGTAGTCGTAATCGTAATCTCAGCTGCAACTGCCTTAGGACGTTCGTTATATGTACTGAAGTCTCCTTCAATCACTAACGCACTACCACCAGGCAATATTGTTACCGCTGGCACACCTTGGTCACCCGGAGGTGTAACAGGTGCAGGTGTAGGTATCGACATTATCTATGCCTCTGTATTCCACTCTCAATCATATGCAGGTGTACTGCATACAACCTAAAAGGGAAGTCCAACTCAGTACCAGATAAACCTATCTGGAAGTTAACACCAACAACATCACGACTCAGACCACGTATAGCCCTAGAGGAATCTCCAGTAATCTTATACATACCTGTAGACTGGATGCCTCGCTCATTCACCACAGACCAATCAACCTCAGAACCTACACTCGCCTTACCGACTGCGTGTAAGTCAACCTGAGAAGGACGGTTCTTAGCGTAGTATGAAACACCATCTGAATAAGCTTGACCAAACGCTCTGGTCAATACATTCCAATCAATAGCACCCTGCTTACAGAAGTTAGGAACAGTACTTACAAACGTATATGCAGGACCACCAACCGCTGTACTCAACTGAACACTATTATTAGTAACCGCTTTGACATACATAGTTGCATTTAAAGTAAGTCCACCACCAGCCTTAGTAATAATGACTGCATCATTAACCGCTAGACCAGTAGTATTCGTAGTCCCTGAGAATGTAAGTGTTGTAGTACCAGTACCACCAGTAGGCTTATACGTATACAAGCTGTCATAGAACTTGTTCAGTATGTATATCTGACCGTCACTTCCACCAGCGTATAGAATACTACTATCGTTCGTAGTATCTACAGATAGACCATCCGTTATGGTCGCAGGTGCATCAAACGATACCCATCCTGCATATCTCGTATCCCATACATATGCCTGTATGTTCTTACGGTAGTCAGTCGTATCAGTCTTATACGCTCTAGGTGCAAACAAGAAGCACTTCTTATCGTGCATCACCATAGCGGACTTGGAATACTGGTCAGCAGTAATGAAATTATCGCTACCAACCTGAACCCTATAAGGCGTTATAGACAACAAGCCATCAAGGGCAATAGACTTAGCGATAACCTCAGTACCAGCGAACTGGACAACACCCTTAGCATTCAAGTACCAAGGTTGACCAAGTACATTAGCCAACGCTCTAGGTGCAAGCAAGCCAATACCAGGTTCACGCAAGAACGCCTGAATGGAATAGTTACTAGGGTCAAAACCTGTTACCGGATAGACGGTATTCTCTCGGAAGACGAGAAGGACAGCTGTCGTACTGTTGTTACGTGACATCATATCGCCGTGGTACGACAACATATTCACGATGAACTCTTTGTCATCTTTCGAGGAGACATCAAACGATGCACCTTTGATTCCTATCTTAGGGTCAGTAGGAAGCGGGACGTGAGTAGTATTAATTGTGTACTCGTTGTCTGAATCAAACTGCCAAGATACCCATAAAGAGTTATTCTTACTTACCCACAATCTATTCTGGTGAACAGCAATAGCCGTTGCACCTGCAGGAAAATTATCTTGACCAGACTCATACACGTCACCCTGAGAACCCTTAGGTCCATCATCAAACGTAGCAGACTCAGCCACGTTATCAATCAAAGTGATTCCACCAGATGAACTAAGTAGCGTCAGGTTAGGACCATTAATGGTGTTGTCACTAAGATTGATAGAACCAAGACACCTATACAAACCATCAGTAAACGCAGTACTAGAACGGTAGATAATAAGGTGTGTGTAACCAGTACCAGTAAGAGTCTCACCTCCAGGATTCAATAGAATCTGGTTAGCAGACAACGCCTCACTAGTCGTAATCTCTTCACTTACTCCTGAGAGTTCACTCTCAAATCCCTTGAGGTAAACAGTTGAAGTACCTGTACCAGTACCCGGTACATATGGAGCAGATGCACCATCTTCAGGATACCAACGAGAAAAACGATACGTATACTTAATCCCAGTAGATAGGTTACCGTTGACAACAATATCTCCAACGTACATGAAGTCTTCGCCATCAACCAAGTCCTGTACGTCATCTTCAACTCTAAGGTACATCTGCCTGACAGCACTAATACGTGAATCAGTAAATCCACGCACACTCCAAGTCATGTAACCGTTCTTCTCATCTAGGGTTCCGTAACCACCCCACTCGATAGCAGCGTTAGCCTGTTGGAGTCCAATCCTTAGATTAGGAATAGATGTACGTATCTTCTCAGGAAACTGCATACGCATACTGACAGTGTCGTACTTACTCCAGTCCTTACCAGTAGCAAATGAGAACTTAGCAGCACACCCCTTAAGGAGACCAGCATAACCAGCTACATTAGTATTGTTCTGGTACACCTTGACCTTTACAAGTCCTGTAATAGGGTCGGCAGCATCAGTACTATCACTATTCAACCTAGGGCTAACAGCGTGTAGGTTTACGTTGGTTACGTAGATACCCTTCTGGCTACCGTCCTTAGCGTTGATGTTCTGAATGAGAATTTGGAACGAAGTAATCTGGTCTCTGAATGGACGGAAGTCACATAACAGGTTAGCCTTTATCCAGTCAGTACCTGAACGTGCAATAGGTGGCGCAACAATAGCAGATGCATACGCACCCTGAATAGCAACACCATCCTTATAGGCTTGCAGGGACACCTTGATACTTTGACCAGTAACACTATTCTGAGTATCTACGTTCATAGCCCATAGGCTAACAAGATACATACCAACACCTTGAATGGTGAAGTAACTATTGATTCCTGTATCAGTAAAGGTATAAGCAGCACCACCCTGGCTAACAATAGATACAGTAAATGTATTCACACTAGGTACAGTCAACACCCACGCAGGAGTGTTAGCAGGGATACCTAATGACCCTGCAAAAATAATCTTTTGACCAACCTTTAGGTTGTGTGCTGAACTCGTAACAGTAGTGCTAGATGCTACAGAACAACTAATGGCACTAGAACTATCATTCTGGTTCGTGAAGTTAACTTGCTCATCTGGTACGTTGATGTACTGCAATGCATGAGTACCACTACCAGCACTACCAGCAGATATAGCCGTACCACCAACAGTACTCGATACCGTAATCGTAGATGATGATGGAGTACCTACAACAAAGTAGGTTGTATTGATAGCAAAGTTAGTTGGTAGTGTCCCAGCAGTAGTAAACTCAACAGGTGTACCAGCAACAGGTACAGGGACAAACGTACCACCTATATTGGCACTACCATTAGTGAAGGTAACAGGTGTACTGGTATACGGAATGTTCTGATAGATACCATCATCCGTACCAGCAATCTCAATCATACGGGTAGCACCCTGACCGAGTGGTGACACAATTTGAGCAGTTACACCAGATGGAAAGTTGCCAGCATCAACAGTATATGGAATAGCCTTACGTACTGGGTCACCTGAATACTTGAGCCAAGCAGCACCACTAGTAGGCATAGAGCCTGTACTACCAGCAGTAAAGTTCCAGTCAGAAATAAGTGTTGTAATCCCACCTGTTCTAAGGATAGGACCAACAGCAGAATCTATGAATGTATGTTTATTCGTACTAGGTACGGTGTACTCAGCAAACGCATACGCTCTTGCTGAAGGCTTTAGATTAGGGAATCCAGCGATAGTAGGAACAATCTGAATGGTTGAACCATCAGTCCTAAATAAACCAACAGGTGATTCAGTCCCATCAGACTTTAGTCCTGGAACACCATACACATACTTACCGTAAGCAACCATTCTGACATTAGGGCTATATAACGTGTCAAACGCACTGTCAGTTGTAAGGTTGGTATACGTATTAGTAGTCGTATTGAATAGGCGTACATCACCAGCTGATGTATATACAAAGTTACTAGTTACACCAGATGCACCTTTGATAGGGACCATCTCGTAAACGCCATTAGCGTCACTAGCAGAAGCATTCAACTCAGTTGGTTGAAGTAAACCCTGCCATCCATTCCTTAGAACAAGAGAACCACCATCAAGTTGAAGGTTGTTGATTGTCTCTGCGTACCCTGTATCAAGCTTGTTAGCGTCATTATAGGTGTCAATACCACGCCAGACCTTATCGCCAACAACGAAAGGTAACGCTGAATCAGTAACCATACGTGTTGTATCTGCCATTAGTCACACCCTCTACGTTTCCAACTATTTGATATTGTTGGCACGTACTTGATAGTAGTAGTTGCATTTGCATACCGCAACATTAGTGGACCCAGAGGGAATGCAAAGCCTACTGCGCCATATGTATGGCATCCGTTGTCGTTACGACGTATCCACGTCTGCTCAGTTGTAGCAGGTACAAACACGCTACCAGCAGCAAGCCTTAGACAAGGGATAAATACACCACTACGGAATGAGCCAGCAGGTAAATCATCTACAGGGTCGAATAGGTAGTCAGGACACTCACAAACTGTATAACCTACCTCTAGGTCAACAGATGCACTCCCTGAAAGAGTAATACTTGCTTCAACTACACCACCAACAATAGGGTTAGTATCAACCGTAGCCGTACCATTTAAGGCTAACGCAAAGTTGATTACAGGTAGAGCATCTACAGTAGCCCTACCATTTAGAGTAGGTGATTGAACAGCCCTAGGTTGTTCACTTGTGGTTGCAAAACCACTAAGAGATACTGAACGTATCTGAGTAGGTGTAACACTAGTCGTTGCACGTCCCGATAAAGATATCGTTGCAAAGACAGGTAACGTTACAGTGGCTTGACCAGAAAGACTAAAACCAGAAGGAGGGACAATGATTGGAGGCTCAATCGTAATGACTGCATCACCGCCACCACCTTGACCAAAGTCAGTTATAACTTCTGGGGCAGGTACTGGTGCAGGAGGTAGTCCACCACCCTCTTCTTCTGTAGGCATCTATTAATCCATAGATATAGTAATTCCAGCAATGTTGAACTGTAGGGACTGACCTGAAGTTACAGTGACAACACTATCAAAATTACCGTATAGCAGACAAGTACCAGATGAAGCAGCAGTATAAAAACCCACGCCATAAACAGAAGTAGAACCCCAACCTGAGTTAGTGAATGTAATAGCCCCTGTATTAGTAACTGCACTACCACTGGTCGAACTCCCAAAAGCAATCGCCTGACGGGAACTACCACTCATTTCAGTTTGTGCTGAGTCACTACCAGCAGCACTTAGAATGCCAACATAAGTAACCTGACCAGCAGTATACGAAGTTCCATTCAATATAAGATTAATCAACGCACTCTCAAGAGTGTTCGTCATAGCAGTTGTTGTAGGCATCTCTTATTCCTTAATTCGGGTCTATACCACTTACGTTGGATGATACCGCAGTCGTTGTAACCGATGCAGTCCAAGCGTCAGTCGTATCATCTTCCTTCTTTACAACCATCTGAGAACTACCAACATTCACCTTGTTACGCAAAGCACGTAACGCTGAACGTACAGTACGCTCCTCAGCAGTACCAGCATTCAAGCCACTACCAAGGTCTCGTGCAAGCATCTCATCAGCCATAGCATTCGTCTGAAGCTTCTCACCAAACGAGCCACTTGCAGTATGACCAACACGCTGTTCATCCCACACGCCATCGATAATGTTGTCAGGTGTAGCAACAGTACCTACAGAACCAGTAAGGTTACCAACTACGTTGCCAACTACACCACCTACGGTTCCTGTTACGTTACCTGTCACATTGCCAGTAACACTTCCTACAGAACCCGTTGTATTGAACGTCTGGGATGTAGAGAGTGAATAACCTGACTTGTCTTGTATGAACGCACCTATGGAACCAATATTGTTGTGTGTTGATGCGACTGCATCAAGAACAGCTTGTGCTGTTTGCGCAGCGGTTAGACCACCAGAACTGAGTTTGATAGTCAATACTGCACCATTAGTACCTGACGCACCTCTGACAACGACTGTTACGTCATCTGCACCCGCTGCGACTGCTGCATCTGGTAGGTCAAGTCGATATACGCCAGGCATCGTACTAGCGTTGACTTCAGCGAATCCACCTGATGTCCATACTCCAGAAGGATTTGACCCATCAATCACACGAGCAACGAGAGGTATCTGTACGTCTGCGGTACGTGTACGGTTGTAATAGGCGGATAAGCCAGATGTGGAGGCTGTTAGGCCTGTAACACCGAGGTACAGTTCGATGCTCTGGGATGTGGAGCCGGGAGCGATTGTGATTGTGGATGCGTTGCGTTCGGTTGGGATGTAACGACCAGTGTCTGAATAATCAAAGTACTCAATCGCACCCATTGTTGGAGTAGATGGCGCAAGCCACGTTACACCATAGATATCAGCGGCAGGTGCGCCCGTTGATGTGCCGGCGTTCTGCGATGCACTGCTTGAATGGTTAGCCCAGAACGGGAAGTTTCCCCATCCTGTGATTCGGCTTAGATTGTAGTCCGGCGATATGAACGCACGACTTAAAGAGCCTGTTCCAGTGCCGACATTTGTTCGAGCTGTGCCACAATTAAAAATATTGTACGACTCAACTATTTGACCATTGTTTGTAGTTGATGTGATTCCGGTTGATGTTTCAAAGATGCAGTTGCGAACTACAATCGGATATGTCGTGGACATATTGTTTCCGGGATACGGAGCAACACCAGTATTACCTATAAACCTACAGTTTTGTATTGTCGCACCACCAAGATGCGCTCCTGCTGGGCTATACAAAAGCAAACAAGAAGTAGGTGTGTATGCAGATGGATTTATAAAAATGCAATCTGTAAATGTTGTCTGAGAATCCCACGCCGCGGTTGTACCAGATACACCAAAACGCACAGGTCCGAAAAATATACATTTTGAAACTGTAAATCCAGCAGTGCTCTGTATTGGGTCAAAAGAAAACGCAGTGTTCATGTCAACATTGTTAGCGGGCGTATAGAACCCACACGATGTGACAATGATAGATGTACCTCCCACCACAAAAACGCCGCCATATATGCCAGAGCCACCAGTTGCATACCCTGTTATGTGCAAATTCTGAATCGTGATATACGATTTTCCTATTGTTAGCGCACGACTTAAAGTTGAACTAGTATTGCTTGTATAACTTGTTATAATGACTGGCCCAGCAGTTACACCGCTAAACTGTGAAGCGGTTGGGTCACCAGATATCGTGATTCGCTGTCCTTCTGATGTTGGGTTTGTAAATGCCGCTGTGACCGACTCACGATAAACACCGGGAGCAATATACAAAGTGTCACCGACACCAATACCAGCTGCTCCGAGTGCCTTTCCTACAGTTTGCCACGCTTGATTTGTTGCAGGCCCTGTACCAGCGTTTACATCACTACCATCAGTCCTGACGTAATATGTTGCCATTACTCAGCCGTCCCTTGAATAATCTCTTGAGCCATCATCACAGCGAACTGTTGCACAATCCCATATTGAAACTGCTCATCCTGAGTGACCCACCAGACATTTACGCTCGTACCATCAACACCGAATGTACCTAACAGAGTACCGTTGTCATCCTCGATGTCACCAAAGACACGCCAGTCAGTAGAAGGTGCAGGTTCTTTTTCAATGCGGAAGTTTTGCAGGTTCATCTTGTGTTCATACGCCCTTCAATGTTAGACACCCGGCTTTCAACTTTACCAAGGCGTGTTTCCATCTTACAGTTCTGAAGATTCATCTAATACCTCTACGCTGGGTCAACGCCAGTAATCGTCTTACTGCTATCACTACTACTTACTGTAGCAGACCACGCAGTACTTGCATCATCTTCTTTGTATACAGTCATCTCATTATTGATGACTGTTGTCTTATTACGTAAGCCTCGCAAAGCACTACGTACTGTACGCTCGTTGATAGACCCTGCACTTGAACCACTACCTATATCTCTAGCGAGTAAATCATCCGCAAGAACATTAGGCTGTAGACGCTCACCAAATGTACCAGCGATATTGTGAGTAGACTTTGCCTCATCCCATACTAGCCCCGGTACGTATAAAAGGTCTTGTGAATTATTGTAAGTAGTTTGATTAGTTTCAAGGGTTACTAAACCAAATGTCCCGGGTGTAACGTGTGATGCAACTGCCTCATCCCAGACCGCCGAGGCAGTCTGCGCTGCCGTCAAGCCACCACTGCTCAGTTTGACCGTCATTACCGCACCGTTAGTACCGCTTGCACCTCTGACAACAACCGTGACATCGTCAGCACCAGCAGCCAAAGCAGCATCAGGGATGTCCAATCTGTAGACCCCCGGCATATTGGTTGCGTCAACCTCGGCAAAGCCACCAGATGTCCACGCCTGAGCGATGGTACGGGCTACTAGAGGGATGCTTACAGATGCAGTGCGTGTGCGGTTGTATCGGGCTGAGAGGCCACTTGTGGAGGCTGTAAGACCAGTAGCACCAAGGTAGAGTTCGATGGACTGTGATGTGCTTCCTGGAGCGATTGTGATGGTCGATGCGTTGCGCTCGGTTGGTTGGTAGTAACTTGTATTACTCAACTGGATAGATGTCAAAGCTCCAGCATCTGGGTCACTTCCACCGTTAAACCAAGTAGCTCCAAATAAGTCTGTAGTCAATGCTCCAGTCGGGTCACCAAATCCAATATTTAGGCTTCCAGGAAGTGCGCTAAACCACGTTTGTTTTGCCAATAGTCCAAAGAGTTGGGAAATTCCTATGTCAAGCATAACAGGCCCGACGGTTACTGTATTGGCTCCAGTTGCTACGTTTGTTAGTGTAGTTGTACACCCTATGATTCGATTGTAATCCTGTAAATTTACTGTCGTTGTACGACCAACGATAGCAGTTCCACAGTTTGCGATCAAACAGTTTCTAACGTTTGTTGGATATGTGGTGTTGCTTATGCTTTCAAAATATACACCTATGACAGACGATTGTATATAGCAGTTGACTACAGTAATGCCTCCAGCTAAATTGGTGTTTAGTCCTCCAGCTCCTTTTACAAAGCGAACTGCGGCACTGCTTGCAGTTACTGAAGAACAACCAATAAACGCACAACTTTGTACAGATATTCCAGCACTCCAATCGGAAGAGTGATTGACACCACAAGTGTAATTGATTCCATATGAACCAGTTGAGAACATACATTTTCTTATGACATTGTTAGTCGTTACACCAGTTGTAACGCTACCAGTAATGCCAACGGATGCTGTAAGACTAGAGCCTACAAAAGCACAATTTTCTATAACACACTCAACACTGGAACCTAGGGACAACATCGTTGCCGAGCCATCAAAATATAGGTAACTAAAATTTAAATAATTTTTATTACCACTGGAAATAATAGTCCCAGAACCCGCAACTGTATCTAGCGTTAGGTAGTTTGTAAGACGCACAAGACCCTGTGACACGCCAGCAAACTGTGCGGCTGTTGGGTCACCGATTATGTATGTAGCAGCAGTGTATGTACCTGCAATCGTGACATTTTCTCGGTACACGCCCGGAGCGATGTAAACCGTATCTCCTGAGCTTATGCCAGTGGCTCCCAATGCTTTTTGTACAGTCCTCCAAGCAAGAGCAGTGGTAGACCCTAGCCCAGTATTTGCATCATTGCCATCGTCCCTGACGTAGTATGTAGCCATTATTCGGCATCCCCACTGATAATCTGTTGAGCCATAATCACCGCAAATTGATTGACGATACCAGCCTGAAACTGCTCATCCTGCGTCACCCACCATTGATTGACTGAAGTACCATCAACACCGAACGTGCCGAGGATATTACCGGCATCGTCCTCGATGTCACCAAATACACGCCAGTCGGTTGACGGTGCAGGTTCCTTTTCAATCCGGAAGTTCTGCAGATTCATTTGCCCACCTTCAAAGCGTTCATATCTGTCCCCTTAAAAGGCATCGTCAAGAACGCCAGCACACTGCTCACCGCAGCGGAGACACCAGCCGCTACAGCCTTGCTTCCGTACAGTGCCATCACTTCTTCACCTTCCTTGCATCAATAGCAAGCATGACCACATTACGTACCTTTTCAAGGTCGGACGTAGACAGGAAGCCGATATGCTCAATGACCTGATTAACCAACAGCATCTCACCAAAAGGAATCTTTACCTCAGGCACGTTAGCGTTCTTCTTTAGAAACTTACTTAGCCAACTCATAACATTTCCTCCTTAGATGCTCTCTTGATAACCATATCACTAGGTGTGTTCTCTCGTATCTGTTGTAACACAACATCCCTTTGAGAGACTAACTGAAACGCTTTAGCATCAGAATCCTGACGCACAAAGAAAGCGATTACCGCTGTAATCAGTGCAGGTATCCCTGCACGTACTCCTTCAACTCCACAAAGCGTAAGTACCTTCATAACATAACCAAATGTGGCGGTGTCTGGTATGTGCCTTGCTTCCCACTCCATATTGAAAGCGGGACCAGCACTAGCCATAAAAGCACCAAGTGCAATCCATACCAAACGAACCCACGCTATGCTCATCGTACTGTTTTAGTCTTCTCTTCCAGGACTCTCAGTCGTTCCTTGACACTCTGGAGTTCTTTATCCAATCGTACAATCTCTACCCGCATATCCTGAATACTGCCCTTAAGGTCTTTATACTGCGTCTCACTCTGAGTAGTAAGGTTAGCGAGCATAATCTCAAGCTTGTCTACCTTACGAACAAACGTAAATGATGCACCCAAGAAGGATGAAACAGCACCTAGAAATACAGTCAGTAAGACTATACCAATATCCTTAATTTCCATCAGAACCACCTGTTACGGGAGGGATTGCAAATGGAGAACCCGGCATACGCAAGAATGTATCAAGTTGAGACCACAACCTCATACGAGTCTCGTTGTACCAATTTCCCCAGAAGGCACGTTGAGCAACAGATGGGTCATCCGTATTCTTCAATGCCAACTTGTAGGCAGCGTAACTAGCCCACATCTTTAACTGCAAGTCATCAGGAATAACCGTAACAGACGTAGCACCAATATCACCTAACGTGCCACAACCATAAACAGTAAACGTAGTAGATGCTGATGGAGCAGGATAAATCCTTATCTGGTAATCACCAGAGCGATACCAATACTTAGGCGTACCAGCTGCTGTAGTCTCGAACGTGGGGTCATATGCCCTTAGGGTAGGTTCACTACAGTGGACTAGGTTTGTAAGCCCAGATTGGACAGTAAGAGGAAACCACATACTACTAGCGTCATTCACCGTTGAAGCGTCAGTAGGTACGTAGGCTGAGTCTAGGCTAATGCTAGACAGGTTGATAATAGGATTGGACTGAGTAACTGTTCCTTTTGCTGGAACGTATATACAAGTCCTACACGTTTCTTTAATGGCTTCGTTTAGATAAGCCTCAATCGTTTGACTAGTCGTTGTAGAGACAGTGCCTGAACCGTTGCCAACTTCACCTACTGAGGAATCAGTTGCTTCGTTCAAGAGGCGAATAACCTCTGATGTAAGTGTAGTCAGAGTTGCCATTAAACTGTCCTTCGACCATAGATAGCAGAGTTGGATTCAACCATACCAAGTCTATCTAAGTATTCTGCCTTGTATATAGCAAGTACTTGATTATCCTTCATCTGCATAGCACGAGCGTAAAGGACACCATAAACAAGACAGTCGTGTGCTGAATCTGGTAATGGACACTCTTGGTCATCTGCTAGAGGTACTGCATTACCGTTCGTATCGTACTGCCATATCATTCCAGGTTGACAGTAACCTTCAATCATCACGCCGTTTGTAACACTAGAGATTGGCGTAGGGAGGAACCTGAGTCTATTCGTTGCATAAAGTATGCAAGCGTCAATAACAGCGTCACCTTGAGTCCTGTAGCGGTCTACTTGCCTGTCAGCAAAGTCTAATAACCGTAGCCGTCGGTACTCGTTGTCTTCCCACTTGAATACTCCCCTAATACGATACATATCAGGGGAACAGTATTCGTCTACACCATCCTCTAAGTCTAGGTAACGTCTGCCAAACAAACAGTCTGTTTTACGGGCTATCTGATTGGCAGATTCCAACACTAGGTATTCAAGTCCAAATGGGTCAAGGTCTTGCTTGCTACCAAAGTGGTGCAAGCCTATCATCCTGACCTTTTGTTTGATTTCACCTAGTGTCATCTCGTTACCTTAGTCTAATTAGAGGCTAACTGAGCCGTCACGTCCATTGACGAGTGCAGCCATTGCAACAGCAATAGTTCCAGTGTCAGTGGTCGTAGCCGACGTAAGAGTTGTGAACTGCAACTGCCAGTATGGCTTTGCAGACATAACAGGAATATATGTAACATATGTTCCCGCAGTCTTATTCACAACTACAGCTGGAGAAATGTCAGCAGGACTACTACTGAGGTTTCCAGCAGTAGCAACCGTACTAGCATCAGAACCAACGACCTTAAATACAGCAGTACCAATATTGGTAAGCGTACCAGCAGTTGTATAAACAACCTTTACGAACAGGTCTTGATTTTGTCCATTGATTCCAGGGAGTACACCTGCACCACTTGCAGCGGTATCTGCCTGAGAAGCAAAGTCTGCTGCTGCAGCAAGAATCATGTTAGGGCTAGAGAATACATCCGAAGCACCATAAACCTGAGTCGTTCCAGCATAGCCTGTCATAGTGATAGTTGTTGCCAACTTATCAGTAGAAGCATCTTGCTTAAGTTTTGCTGAAGCATAACTTGCAACTGTTGTAAATTTGAAGGAAGCCTTCTTATCACGTGCCATTTCTTTTCTTCCTTTCTATTATGCGACTCGGCAGAACAAGCGACCAACAGCACGAGTGTGTGGAATCCACAAACCAATACCCCAGTCGAATACGACGTTGTGCATAATGCCATTTTCCTTGGAAAGACCAAGGTAAGTAGGCTTGAATGGTCCACTCTGCCATCCCTGCGTATATCCAGTTCCATAACGAACTGCATAGATGGAGGAAGCAACGGAACCAGTAATACCAGACGCTGTCTGAGTATCGGAGATTACGCTCGTAGTACCGTCAGCCTTACGACCAACTGTACGGACGGTTGCATTCTTGTACTTCTCAACTGGGCGGTCGAACGAGTCACGAGTGACATCGAATCCAGCCCCAATTCCCATAGTACGGATTGCAAACTCAACAGAACGTTTTGCCTTCTCAGACATATACAAGACAACACCATCTCCATCTGGGGAGTTCATGTTGTCAAGCAACTGCTGGAGATAAGCAAAGAATGCATTAGCGGTAGCACTTGTCGTACTAGCCGAAATGTCAATACGTGCTGCATCAGGAGCAATCAACGACATTTCCGATGGGATATCGAAGTCGTTGAAGTTATCCATACGGTAAGCAAGTCCAGGGAAACAATCAATATTGCCCGTAAGCGGATTGTTGTTAATGAACTTGTCATTGAAATCATAGGCAAAACCCTCGAGGAAGATTTGAACCTGAGCTTCAATCGGGTCGATGATGTTCGTTGGCTGGTCAAGCAGAACGTGGTCTACAAGAATCTTGTTACGAACAAGGTACATCTGCTCTTCGTAAGACTTTGGTCGTCCCTTAACCGCAACTGGTTCAGAGTTAACACCCGTCCAGTTTGGCGAAGGGATACCTGAGTTCAGGTAACGAACACCAATCTGCTTGAGCGATGGAGAAGTATAGAGAGGAATATCCTTAAGGGCATTCCACGTCTGGTGAAGAGATTTTGTGATTTCCTTGACGAGAGGGTCGTTGCTAATAGCTGCTTGGTCCGCAAGCGTCAAGGCTCCGTTAAAGTCAATAGCCATTTACTTAGCCTTTCCTACATTGTTTTGTTTCGGTTGATGCCCATCAATTCTGATAGACCCATCCGACGGGGTGATTGTTGTGTGCCACCAACCACTGGAGCTGCTGAACCTGCTTGAGATTGTGGAGTCGGAGTACGCTGACCCTGAACAACCTGTTTGGTGAGTTCTGGCACTAGTGATTGTTGAAGACTCTGGATTTGGTCGTGGACCATCCGTACTGCGTCTGATGGCTTAATGCCAGCATTCACAAGACTGTCCACCATATGGTTTGCCTTCTGTGCCAACGGGTACATCTGGACTGCTTGTTCTCGTTCTCGCTGAACCATAAACTGACTGACTTCAGCCATAGCCTGTTCGTAGCGGAACTTCTGGAGTTCAGCATCAAGCTGTAGTTGAGCAGTAGCCGGGTCTATTAAGTCTTGAGATTCAAGTTCACGATAACGCTGTTTAATAGACTCTTCTTGAGCCTGAACCTGTTGCTGTTGAATAGCCTTCTGTAAGTCAGCAGCTGATTGAAATCCCTGCTGTTCAAACTGACTAATAACATCAGCCCACTTGTCCAAGCGTTCTGAATAAGACTTAGCCTTATCGTTTACTTCCCTAAACCTATCGTATGGGATAGGACCAGGTTCCTTAGTATCGCTGACTGGCTGTGACAGATAACCGAAGTCATCGTCATTTGTGGATTGCTCCACTGGGACCGTAGCACTATCGTTAACGCCTGTTGTGCTTACAGTATCGTAGTCGGCGGCTCCACGAACTGCGTCCAAAATGGCGTTACCAACGCCGTAACCGTCTGACGCACCTGTTGATGACTCAGGTGTAGGTATCATCATCTCGTCTGACAAATGTATCGTACTCCTTATTTACGTTCTTGCCAACTATCCGTTGGCACTTGGAATAATTTGATTCTTAAGTTTTTCCTTTGAGATATCAACTATTCCCTTTGCAGCATCGTTCTCCTGTGTAAGGCGTGAACGCTCCCGCATCTTAAGAAGGTCAGCCTCAGTCTTAGCAGCGACTTGTGCCTGAATCTTCTGTATATCCAACTGAGAAAGCATCTGAGCCTCCTCAGGGTCAAACCGTTTGACAGAGTCAGCAGCAACCTGTTGTTGCTCCATCATCTGTTGTTGCATCATAAGAGCCTGTTGAGCCATACCCTCTTCTTGCTCATTCAAGTGCTGAATAATCTTAGAGGTCTCAGGTATGTTGAGCATACCAATAACAAGCTTGTTGGTTGATGGGTCACCAGGGTCACCAAACAATCCCATCTGACGCATAGCCAAAACCTTCTGTAGTTTCTGGTCAGGGCTATCTTCCATACTGGACCCCGGTACGTAGACAATCCGATACTGACCACCATTACGAATATGGTCAAAGGTAATGACACCCTGCTCAATATTCTCGTAAGGATTAGATTCTTGGTCAACATTACCAATGAATGGAGCAACACCAAACTGCTCTACAAGAGCAATCTCCCACTCTTTAATCTTGGCAGCTGATATCTCAATATCTGCACGTACGTAGGAATGCTGTGTGTTATCAGCACGTTGAAGGAGTTGGACAGCCTCAGCAGGTGTACCAGCAGGTGCTTGACCTTGCGATACATCATGCAATCCAGCAATATCCATCATGTCTTTCTCGATGTACTGGAGCATAGGGAATAGGTCACCACCAATACCCGGCGCACGAGATACTACTGGAGGCGCAGAACCTGGGTTGTAGTAAATCTTCTTGTACGTCCTACTCTCGTCGTAGTAGTCATCACCCTTATGGTTGAACGCATCAGCACCTACATTCGATAGACGCTGAACCATAACGTAGTCACGCTGTTGCTCAAACTGTTCAAGCATACGTGAGTACACTCGGTTATACGTCTGCTGTAGTGAACACAAGTCAAACCCTAGAGAGTGTCCATAAGGAGTACCTGAACGAGGTTGCCAACGTAGTGGGATGAATGGGAACTCATCTTTCTTCTTGTACAACCAAGGACCAGCGTGAAGCAGTACTGAGTTAGTGCTAACTATGTATCGCCCTGATGGATACTGCTGTGACGGTTTTTCCCAGTACTCATATACAATTGCTGCACGTTTTTTAGAGTCACTCTGTGCAAGTCGTGCCGTACTAGGTGGAACCCATCCGTTACCGGAACCATTACCACCCTCAAGATATGAGTCAATATAGGAAGCGTTATTACCTGTCAACGCATCAGGGTTTACCAACTTGCCAATATCTCCGTAGTTGTCTACGAACCAAGAGAGTGGTTTAGCGGATGCGTGAATCAACCAACGAACGTCAGCATCACGCTTCGCTGTTGGGTCTAGGAATACATCAAAGGCTGGAAGAATCTCTTCCTTGACATCACCAATCGTAATGTTCTCATACCCTGTAATCTCACCTGTCTCAGGAGAGAAGTAAGGCATGACCTGTTCACCCTTAGCATCCCAGTAAATCTTCAAGTAGGAAGTACCGCAGACACAAGCCCAACGAACACGTTCCTTCAACTGAGTCTCACGACTAAACTTACGGTTGTAGTGACCACAAATGTGGTTTGCCTCATCCGAGGCAAGTAAGTCTCTTTGAGTGTGAGATAGCGGTACTGCTCGTGCATCAGGACCAACTTGCGTCAACTTACCTACAACACCATCAATCAAAGGACGCATCTTATTGACTGTGATGTAACGGTTAGGCTCATCCTTATTCTGCAACTGAATAAGGTTACGAGTCTGGCTTGAGATACGGAACCACTGCCGTCCTTCAAAGAAGGCAATAGCCATAGCCCACTCAAGTTCCATTTCTTGTCTTGCTCGATAAGCAATATCAAACTGACCTTTGACGAACTTGATTACTTCAAGCTTCTCTTCGTTTGGTGCTTCAGGTAATACCTTCCACTCATTGGAGTTGTGGTCAATCGTCAGGTTATTGTTATTGATAGTCTCATCATTCTTGAGTTCCGCTGCTCCAGGAATACCTTGAACCATACGTTTCTCAAACGCCATAACCTTAGGTTCTGACTCATCCTGCATCTTCTGCTCTGCAAAAGAGACAAGCCCGGACATAACGTCCATCCCTACAGTATTCTTATTCCTTTTGCGTTGCAGTGGAAGCCTCATCAGATGTACCAATCCTTATCGTCCTGTTGTTTTTTGACAGGGATATTCCGACGTATACAGTGTAATTCATACGCAGTATACACACACGCACAACTCACTATAAGTGCAAGTGTACCAAAGTAAATGTTCATAGGTTTCACAAGTAGTCTTTTCTTCCGTAACCATCATCTGCCCATAAAGGCTTCCACGTCTGCATATCTGTAGTCTCAGGACATTTCACCGGATACTCACGCCACATCAAGCCATACCTAAAGGAGTCAATTGCGTGGTCACTACGAGTACCACCATCAATATCTTCAGGGTCTCTAGGGTCAGCCATAGTGTTATTCAACTCACGTATTAGGTTAGGGCAAGCATCACGCACAATACGTAACTTAGGCTTTATCTTGTCACCATCTACTCTAGTGGCAATCAACCATTCCTTTACCCTACGCCATCCTGCTTTACGGTCTTTGACCGCCCTTACACAAGGCAATCCCTTCTTCCACCAAATCTCAACAGGATACTCACCAATACGTTGTGCAGGATTCTCAGGAGGAAATGTATTAGCCCAGTCAAAAGCAATAGCCTCTAACTTCGTATTCCACTTACCTTCTTTGAACCGTCTGTCATTAGCCTCACCCAACTTGAATTTCTCCAACAGGAGAAGTGCGTTATCAGCCTGTTTAGATGATACATGACCTGCTTCATAGAACTCTCCAATAGCGTAGATGTTCTCTTTCTCATCACTAGCGTAGAGAATGAATGCAGCTGGACTACCAGTACCAAAGTCGTGGCTTGCCCAGTAACGCCACCAAGGCTGTAACTCAACGGCATCAACAACGTGCCAAGGGTCACCATCAGGACCATACTCTTTGAAGTCACCAAAGAAGCGTCCACCAACACCTACTTCGTGCTGACACTCTCGAAGGAATGCAATGATTCCAAAGTCATCAATCTCACGTTGACAGACTTCAATAGATTTATGCTCCCAGTTCGCTGTACCACTAGTAATCTTATATCCAGTACGACCATCTTCCTTCTCAACAGGTTGATACTCTAGGTTCTCAATCGCTGGAACAATTGGTGATTGGATTCTGTTCTGTAACATATCTAACTCACCACTTAGAACACGACTCATAACTGAGTTAGCGTGAATCCTGTTCTGGACAAAGACAATCGCACAATCAGTACTCTTCGCAGGGAGAATAGTCTGAGTAATAGTCTGCACCTTCTTCTCAACTCTATTGACAGAGTCATCCAACTCATCAATATCGTCGAGGATAATCATGTCAGGGCGAAGGTTATCAAGCTTGACACCACGTGCGCCGGTATCAAGTCCAAAGGCTAGGATATTAAATCCATTAGCAGTACGTAGTTTCTCAGCATTCCAACCCTTGGAATAACCGTATTTATTGATGGCTCGCTGGATACCACATTTCTCCATCGTGTTAGCAATATCGGCGACGTGACGGTTAGCAGCATCCTGTGTTGAACACACGTATAACAAGAATCGTCTAGTAGCCTTGACTGCAATACGACTGGAGATAAGTTCCATCGTAGTAGACTTACCACCACCACGAAACCAACACTCAATAAGGGCAGGTGGCGGATTCTTAGCCTCAATAGACTCAGCCCATTCCCACGCACGTATATGGTGTTTAGCAAGTGGTGCAGATGCAGCATGAGGAGCATAACGCTTTAACCACCTCTTGTAATCCATCTCATGCCCATCAATAGGACTTGCTACTGAACCAAACTCACTACCATCTATCTGTACATCAAATCGTTCTTGCATCGCTTGTAGCAATGCGACAGTCAAAGGCTTATTCGGACGAATGAACTTCTTCAGTGCCTTCGGCGTTATCCTCGTATTCACCTGACTCTTCTGTGCCATCAACTACCTCAGCATCAATAATCATGTCATCAATAGTTTCTTGATAGACAGCAAGCAACTTACCTACACCAGCCTTGATACCCTGTAACTCCTCTGCGTTGGTGACGTTATCTTGGATGATTTTAACCATCTGCATCACAAGGCTAAATGCTTGGTCTACCTCAAGAGTATATGCTTTTTGGTGCAACAATCGTTGCTCAGTCTCAACAATAGACGTACGTTTTTCAATGAGTTCAATAACATCTTTAGCAGCTGCAAACTCACTCATTACGTTTTCGAGTGCTTTACCTAACTCATCAAAAGTATCCCAAAAGTCATCTGCGTAACGCTTTTCACAACACGTACGATACATCTCTTGTATCTTCTTGTATTGCTCAATGCTTACACCTTCAGATGCAGCCTCAGCACGATTATCAAGAAGTGCAGTGATATACGCAGCGTCATCACGCAGAGACCACAAGCCAGGGTCTTCTCTAAGTTCATCAATGCGACCAAGTAACTTAGAACCCACATTCCTAAAACGACCAGAGTTAATCTTACTTTTTAATCCAGTCGTAAAGTTCATAGTGTCGGTGGTAGCGACTGCTGGTACGCCCCCGTGCCGAAGGCAAAAGAGTTGCCCCTTAATAGCAAAGTTCTTACACTTGTAGGTGACATACCCTTTACTAACTTCAGCGTCACATAGTTTGACTAAGCCTCCATTACGTGTCTTATAACGAATGCCGTCTTTCTCTGTTACAGGGTCTTCCGCATCCTTCTTAGCACCAAACCCTTTGTAGTACCTAAACGAACGCTTCAATGTTTTTACTTAGTACCTTTGACAGTGTATACTTTTACTATGTCACATATATCAGTACCAGACCATTATCGCAAAGGCGCAATCCAACCAGTTGAGGCTATTAGTGACTGGGGACTAGGATTTGCCCTTGGGAATGTAGTCAAGTACGTATCTCGTGCTGGCAAAAAAGAAAGTGCCACTCGTCAAGATGACTTGATGAAGGCACTCTGGTATTT